TGCAGCTAGTGTTTTGTTTGTAATTCGTAGCGTAGGGTCAACGGAGGCACTTTCTATATGAAGTAAACTTGCAGGAGAACTTGTACCAATACCTACATTTCCAGAACTGTCTATACGCATACGTTCTGTAGCATTGGTAGAAAATGTTAAAGGTTGATTTTCATAATTTATAATAAAAGCATTTGAACCACCAATACCAATTAACATACCATCAGAATTTGTAGTTCCAGAAGTAGAATTTTGTAAAGCTAAGTAAGGAGACGAACTATCATATATTGTAACTTTTCTACCTGGAGAACCTGTGCCAATTCCCCAATTTTGAGTTCCTATAACACCAACTGTAGTAGTATCTTTTCTAATTTTAATTACATCACCATCACTTGTTAATCTTCCAAAATAACCAGATGGATTAGATGTTACTACTGCTGCAATAGCATTATCACTTGCTCTAAGTTTTATTCCTGCTGTTATAGTAGAAGCATCAGTTGTATTTATAAGTACATTTCCAGATGAGTCGATACGCATACGTTCTGAACCTGCTGTTACAATATTTATAAAATCACTAGCATTGTTTCCATTAATTTCATTATTACCCCACAAAATACCTTTATCGTCAGTATTAAATCTTAAATCTCCACCTTCTAATGTTAGTTTTGCAGATGTATCTGGAGTAGTACCACCAATAATTACTCTACCAGAACTGTCTATACGCATAGTTTCTGTATTGTTAGTCCAAAACGTCATTATGTTTTCATAATGTTCATACATAATGCGACCAATTTGTGAATTATCTGGGTCTCCAAATTGTAACTGAGAAGCACCTACAGCATTGTCATTACTTAAAATTCCTATTCTAGCATTAGAAACACCACCTACTGTTAATTCTCTATCTGGAGAACTTGTACCAATTCCAACTCTATTATTTGTGCTATCAATATATAAAGTATTTGTATCAATACCTATTGAAGTGCCATCAGCAAAGTTAACAGTATCTCCACTATCACCGATAGTTAGAGTTGTGCCTGACTGTGGAATTATTTTATCTACTTCTAATTGTGACATTATACAATTACCAATGTTCCTGTTACTGTGACAGTTTCTGTAAATGTTACTGGACCTGCAAGGACTGCAGATTCAATTTGCATTTTTTTATCTAAAACTTCTGCGTGATGATAAATATCTTCTGATGCAGGTTTGTCACCTACATATACTGTTCCATTAACTTCTGACATATTGTCTCCTATTATTATGTACTAATACTATCTACTCTGCTTAACCATGCATCTACACTTGATGCAGCACTAGCCACACCATATAATACATCACCATTTTGTAAAACTATTTTAGCTCCACCTTGAATTAATTCAATTGAAGTTGCAGGTGGAATACTTAAAGTTTTTGCTACATACCTATCAGTTCCTACTCCACCTTTATCAATATAAATATCTACAGTTACTGAACTTGTAGTTATGTTAGCTAATCTTAAACCAATAATTGCATCATCAGAATCAGCAGTTAATAAAGTAGTTTCAGAATTTGTGATTTGAGTACCAGTTGATTCAAAATCCTGTGCCATTTTTTATTTTTCTCCTTGTTGTTTATTATATAGGTAACTTAGGTAAACGTCAACACTAAAGTGCAATTGCCATAGCCACAGCAAATCCTGCAGTAGCTTTAGTATTTAACTGTGTTTGAATAGCTGAAGTTACTCCATCTAAATATTGAAACTCTGTATTAGAAACATTACCATTAGCTATTTTAGTAGCATCTATAGCTGCAGCAGCTTTAATATCTGCATTAACTATATTAGTAATAGTATTATTATCTGAATCTATACTTTTGTTTGTTAAAATTTGTGTATCAGTTAAAGTTGCTACAGTACTATCAATTGCAATATCATTAGCATTTGCATCAATACCTGTACCACCTACAACATTTAATGTTACATCTCCAGATGTTCCACCTCCTGTTAAACCATCACCTGCTACAACTGAAGTAATATCTCCAACTGGAACTGTTGCTACTTGTGTATCTACATAAGCTTTGATAGATTGTTGTGAGGCTACTGCTGTTGCAGAATCTGAAGACATAGTATCTTCATCTAAGAATGCTGTACCAGATAATGTTCCATCTAAAACTGGACTAGTTAAAGTTTTGTTTGTAAGAGTATCTGTTGTTGCTCTACCTACTAATGTATCTGTAGATGTTGGTAAAGTTATAGTTCCAGTATTTGATATAGATGAAATTACTGGAGTTGTTAAAGTTTTATTAGTTAATGTTTGAGTTCCAGTTAATGTAGCTACAGTTGAATCTATTGCAAATGTAACACCATTACCAGCTCCAGCAGTATTAATACCTGTACCACCAGTTAATGTTAAAGTTTCTGAATCTAAATCAATATTTAATGGACCACCTGTATCAGCTTGAAAATCTAAATCTTGTGCAGTTACTTGTGAATCAACATATGCTTTGATAGATTGTTGAGATGCAAGTTTAGTTGCTGAATTAGATACCATATCATCTTCATCTAAAAATGCTGTTCCACTAATAGAAGTATCTAATACTGGACTTGTTAAACTTGGACTAGTTAAAGTTTTATTTGTAAATGTTTGAGTATCTGTTAATGTTGCAACTGTAGAATCAATTGCAAAAGTCATTGTTTGTGCAGAACCTGTTGTATCAATACCAGTTCCACCAGTTAATGTTAATGATTGTGAATCTAAATCAACTGTTTGAGAACCACCAGAGTCACCAGAAAAATCTAAATCTTGTACTGTTACTTGTGCATCTACATAAGTTTTAATAGCTTTTGCACTAGCTAATGTATCATCACTTGCTGATACTGAAGTTAAATCTGTATCAATATCTGTAATAGCTGTAGCTGAACCAATTACTAATGCATCTAAATTTACTGTACCATCAAAGTATGCATCTTTAAATTCTAAAGATGATGTTCCTAAATCAATATCATTATCTGTAATAGGTACAATTGCACCATCTAATAATTTAAATTGTTCTGTCGAAGTTCCTGATACATCAATATGAAAACCTATCTCATCATTAGTAGTATCAATTAAAATTTTATTTAAAGGAGTTGCTAAACCTGCATCACCAATTAATCCTATAACTGGACCTTCTGCAACAGTACCATCATGTTTGTGTCCTGTAGTATTATTAAAGGCTGATAATAATTGATTATATTCATTATTAAATAATGCTGCTGTTATAGTATCGCCATTATTTAAAGAACTCTGTCTAGTATATCCTGCCATAATTTATCTTCTTCCTCCTGCTATAAATGAAACAAACATTCCATTTACTGAATATGGAGCATTAGTATCATTACTAAAAAATTTAAAGTTATTAGAAAAACCACTTCCAGTTACTAATATACTTTTACTTGGTAATGTAGCTGTACCAAATATTGATGTACCAAAAACTGCAGTACCAAATAATGAAGGTGAACTTAAATTACCTACTGAAAAATTACCAGGTTGAGGTACATCTCCATTTTCAAAATCATATCTAATTCTTAAATTTAAATCGTTTTGTATTCCTTCAGGTTCAATATTAGCTTTAACTTTATATAAACTTTTTCTTAAACCATTATCACCATAGTCCATATCTGGTGTTTGAAATTCTGCTTCTACATTTGAACCATCAAAACTATTCCCAGTATCATGTTGATAAATATATCCTGATTCATCTGCATGAAAAATAACTTCTGTACCTGAACTATTTAAATTAGAAGTACAAACTGTTACAGGTAATCCTCTTGTTTCACTCCATTCAAAAGCAGGTATTCCTTCTGCACTATATTTAAATGTTCCTATAATTCCTTTTTGTCCAGAAGCTGCTTGACCAGATTGATAATAAAATAATCTGTATTGACTTCTTTCTCTAATAACCATACTAGAAACTGTATAGTTTGAAAAGTTGTTTATTATATTATTTATAAGAGGTAAAATTTTTCTTGAAATAGAACCTAATTCAACATCATCAATTCTAGCTGTACCAGCTACTGTTCTCAATCCATCAGGTGCTAAGAAAATTAAATCTCCACCTATCTCCTGAATAGAGTTACCACTTACACAACCTATATTTTTAGTTACTGATTTAATTATAGGAGTAGAATCAAGGTTTGTCAACTCATATATACTATTTTTACAGAATATAATTAAGCTATTTCTAAATACTTTAATACCTACTACTATATCTCCTACATCAATAAATCCTGCAGAAGCTCCTGCAAAGTCATAAGGTTTTAATCTAGAACTATAATAAACAACACTAGGATTAAGTGTTTGTCCAGATACTATAATTCTTTCAGCATATCTTTCAATTAATGAACATCCTTCAGGAGCAGTATTATTAATATCTTCAAAATGATAAGTTCCATCATCATGAATAGAAAACTCACCTATTTTATTTTGTCCATCTACAAAGTAAAGAGTACCATTTTGTCCACCTGTAGATTCAAAGTTTACAAATTGAACATTGCTTTGATTAGTTCTTGGAATTGTAGTTGCACCAGCTAAACTTCCTGCAGGTATACCACCTATATAATAAGTTAAATTATTTTCTGTACTACTAGCAATAGCATTAGTTTCTAATGTTAATAAAGTATTACTTGTAACAGATAAAATTTTATAGATAAAAGTTCCTTGAGTCGAAGTTATTTTAATATCATCACCTGCTGAAAAGTCTGTAGTAAAAGTAGTACCTGTACCATTTACTGTAGGTGAACCTGCAGATATAGCAACTTTTCCTGTACCTACTGTAAATGTATCTTTATTTATTTGTACATAAGATGTACCTGTAGTACTAAAATATAAATCATCTGATTGAGCAACTACTACTCCATCTGCATAATTTATAATTCCATGAATAGTATCAGTTGATACACCACTAGGTATAACACCACTAGCACCACCCCATTTAGTATAACCACTTATTCTTCTATAACCACCTGTAGTAGATGATTCAAAGTTTTGTAATTTAGTTGCAGCTCCTGGAGTTTTAAATAAAGCATGAGAACTTGAAACTAAATCCAAGCCACCTTGTACTGTAATTGATGCTCCTTGAGTTGACATAGTTTATCCTTAATATAAATATGTAAATCTAACATCTGACATATACTCTGGTTGAGGAGAGTTTAATTGGTCAGCCATATTTTGTAATCCTTTTTTATATTCATCTAAAGCTAATTGTGATTGT